AAAAATGCAAGGTTCTACTGGTCCAAATACCCCCACAGATAAAGGATATTTTACAAATAATATTTTCTGTGATTTTTTTATTAATGATTCAGAAATGCATTATAATTATATGTACCCAATTCTTTAAAATTAAAAGCCAAGTCCATAATTGAAGCAAGAGTTAATATGTTTATAAATCAATTGTTTATTGAAGATAAAGGTAATTATCATACGGATTATCCATTTATATGTAATACGGGTATACTTAATTTTACAGATTCAGATGGCGGGACCCAACTAAAAATTAAAGACAAAGAAATTATTATACATTCAAAAGAAAACCAACTCTTGCTTTTTGATAGTAATATTCCACATAGAACAGTAGTACCAAAAAACACCGATATAAGATATATTCTAAACTTTAATTATTTTTAAATATGAAGAAAAAAATTATAAAAAGAACAGAAACTATAAAAGATTTCATAGGTATCTATGATGGATACATAGATGAAACTTTATGTAAAAAAGTCTTAGACCTTTTTAATAAAGAACAAAAATTTAATAAAGTTTTAAAAAGACAAAAATATCATCCAGTACCTAAACATTTAATAGATGATAAAAGTGCAGTGATAGATAGAGAAAATATACAACATTTTGAAGAAATGGATTTAAATTTTTTAACTATAAATTTTAAACAAGCTTTGGATCACTATTTAAAAGAAACAAGTATTTTAGAATATCATACACCTTTTCATGAATTAGCTTATACATCAATAAAGATTCAAAAAACTTCTCCTGGACAAGGTTATCATGTTTGGCATGTTGAAAGAAAACATAATAACCACACAGCTAATAGAATACTAGCTTTTACTATTTATCTAAATGAAGTTAAAGGAGGTGAAACAGAATTTTTACACCACAATCAAAGAGTAGATACAAAAGTTGGTAGAATAGCAATTTGGCCTGCAACATTCCCTTACATCCACAGAGGAAACCCTCCTTTGAACAAAGATAAATATATTGTTACGTCTTGGTTATTGCTTATATAACTATGCTGAAGTGTAGCTTGTAGGTCTTGCACCTAATCTAACAATTTTTTCATCAGAAGTTTCATCTCTATAATTTCCAGAACCTTCTGGGTCTTCAATTTGAGCAATATTTGGTTGACCTGTAATAGTGTTTATGTCATCCCAACTAGCTTGAGATTGAGCTAAATATGCAGCATCAAATCTATCTATAAATTCAGTTCTAAAATTTCCTAAAATATTTTCGTCATAAGAACTATTAGGGCTATTATCTTTATACTCTACTTGATCATTATCCACACCGTCATCTGAAAATTGAATTGCATGTATATTACTAAATTTTGACTGTGACCAAAAAGAGTCATCTTCTATCTTTAAAGCTTTAACTGATGATACTGAAAAGTCTTCTGTTTTTTAATTACAGTTTTATCTTCTATTATAACTGTCCATAATCCATGTTTTGACATTTTTAAATCTCCTTAAGTTTTAATAATATATATCAGGGTTAGATAAGGTTGTAAAACAGAATCTGATCCACCTACAAAATTAGCTGAAGAAGGGTGTGTGTGATCAGCACCTGATCCAACAGGAGGAGTATTATCTTCAGCTCTAGAAAATTGATTTCCGCCAGCTGCTGAAGCACCACCTGTATTATAACTGTGTGCATGGGAAGGAATATCACCGGTACCTAAACCTTGAGGAGAAGCTCCTCCAGTTATATTTCCCGTAGAAGTTACTGTATTAGCGCCACCACTTGAAGCTAAGGCTTTAGAAGGAGAAGTAGATATACAACACTTGTCTGTTAAATCAGGTAAATTAAAAGTTGTTGATCCATCACCTGCTCCATAAGTAGTACCCACAACTGCAAATAAAGCTGAATAAGTAGACCTTGAAACTGCTGTACCAGCACATTCTAAAAAACCAGATGGAATAGAGGCATCACTCCAGGGAACTATTATTCCAGTATTAACACCTTCAATACCTGTAAGGTTTGCCCCTGAAAAATCATATTTTGTTGCTTCGTAATTTGCCATTTTTTCTCCTAAGTCTTAATAATATATTTTATTGTTAAATAAGGTTGTAACACAGATGAAGCTGTTCCAGACAATGCTAAACCACTAGCATGGTCGTGTCCTCCACCTCCTCCAGTTGTCTGAGAAGTAATTGGATTACCTGGCGAACCTGTTGTTCCCACAGTAAGCTGAACACCTAGTCCATTCTTCCGTAAGTAACTGCTGTTCCTGAAGGCATCTATTCACCAACACCTAAACCTGCTGCAAAACCTTCTCCAACAACTGTTACATTGGCTTCTCCAATAATTACTGTACCAACTGCTAAATCAGCTTCAAAACCAATACCTGTAACTTCTGCATCAGGAGCAGGGTCAACTGTTCCTTCTTCTGCAGTCATTGCTTCACCGGTTACATCTACATCAGCTGTACCGGTAATATCTAAAGTTCCAACATTAGCTGATAATGCTATACCCGTTAAATCTGCTTGTGCCCAGTCACCTGTTGCACCCCAAACAAATTGTCCGTAAAAATATCTTCCCCAACCTTCTAAGTTATAAGCTTCAACACTACCTACTGAAGCAGTGCCTCCTATACCTTGTAACATTGCATCAGGACCAGCATCAGCTGTTCCTAAATTAGATGTTAAAGGTAAACTTGTTAACTCTATTTCAAATGATATTTCTATAGACTCATCACCCAAAGATGATGTTATTGGAATTCCAGTTGGAATAACGCTTGCGTTACCAGTAACTTCTGCAATGGATCCTAAATTTGCAGTTGATTGTTCTCCAGTAGTTAATAAAGAACCAGTAATACCCCATGCGAAAGTATTCCACTGTTGTCTACCCCAACCTTCTAAATTATATGCATCAAGAGTTCCAACAGAAACTGTAGCTGTATTTAGCCCAGTGACCATTGCGTCAGGACCAGCGTCAGCTATTCCTAAACTAAACGTAGCACCAATACCAGCGGATCACCAGTAGTAGCAATTACAATTTCTGTATTTCCTTCAGTTGCGGTAATGCCAATTCCAGTTGGAACTACATCTGCATTAGCTTGTGTAGTTTCATCTCCTAATGAAAAGTGCACCTATCCCTGTAACAGAAATTATATTATTATCATCTCCGAAAGAATTACTGTTCCAAGTATTTGTACCCCAAGTACTGGCCATAGGAATTATCTCCTATGATTAACCAGATATTCTTAGAATAGCTGCTGCTGTTGTAAAAGCTGGAAACTGAATTGTGAAAGTTCCTGATGTCGCTGTTTTATCTGCTCCAAAATCTAAAGCTGCAACAGCTGCATTCGCTACAGTTGCTGAAGTATTATAGATTAAAGCTCCTCTAGCAGTCAAAGTCACACCAGTGAATGATCTATCAGCATAGTCAACAATCGCAACACCTGATGCAATAGAAGTTCCTAAATTAGATAGTGCTCCACCGCCCGATGCGTATTGTCCACTGTTAGCAACTTCATTAGTTGTAGTGAATGAAGTAGTTGCTGAGTTTAGAGTTGCTGAAGAAGTATAAAGAGCGATTTTAAACTTGTCACCACCAGTTTGCTTAAAGTTGTGTTCAGCTTCTAATAATTCTTTTTTAAAAGAATTAGCAAGTGCTTGTGTTATAGCCATAGTTTTATCTCCTTATTATTATTTTCCGCCGACACGAGGAACACCTGATTGATATTCATCACGTCGTCTTCTTCCCATTTGTTCAACCGAGAAGCCTTCTAACACTTGTTTATACTTTCCTTCGTATAATTGCAAGAGATCATTTGGCCCCTTTAAAAATGAAAATGCTTCTGTCAAGCATGCATATAATAGTCCGTTGGGAAAATTCTTACTAATATATGTAGTCGTATTTGTACTCGATAAACCAGGGTCTTTCAAGATATAATTTAATTGAATTTCATAAGTAGCGTCTGGAGTAGGAGCCATTACAATAGTATTTTCATTCCACATACTATAATATTTTGGAACTCCTGTAGCACCTGTTGAATTATACTCTGACATATAACTAGTATCTCTATACTCTAAAAATTCTCTATTATCTGAAGCACCTACGCCGTCAGAATCTACTATTTGAGCCGATCTAACAACTAATAAATTATCTGGAACATCTATAAATCTATCTGAAGCAGCAACAAGAGCTGTTGCATATCTTCTATTATTATCAGAGTCTACATCTCTAAGAAGTCTAAATTCAGCGTCTGATATAAATCCATCTACAATAGTAGAGGTTAAAACATTACTGTCTACTTCTGTATAGTCTCTAATTTTTTGTACTAATTCTGCGTATGTCATTATGCTTGTAAGTTAACAGGTCCTGCTGTATTACTATCTCCCCCTCCATTAATATTTCCACTTGTTGCTGTATTACTACTTTGAAAGTAATAATAGTTTGTAGTATCTGATACTATACCACTAGAATTTATTTTGCCAACTGTAACTGTAAAACCACTTGCATTACTAATATCGGTTACACCATCAAAAGAAGGTACATTAGTAAAACCAGTTGCGTTAGTTGCACCTCTAAATCTAACTGTATCTCCAGTAGATCTATTATGATCAGGTGAAAATACATTTATATAAGTATTACCTGCATACTTAATTGTTTCAAAAGGACTTGTTTGTAATAAAATTAAAACAGGGGGTTCAGTTCTTGCAGGTCTTGCATATCTTAAACCTTGTGGATCCGCTACTGTCGGTTTTGGTTCAAGTTGGGGTTGTTTTGCTTCATACTCTGAAACATGTACACGAGAACCATTCCATTCAACAACCATTTCACTATATGGAAATGCCATACCTGAACGGTCTGAAATAAATTGTGCGTATTTTCCGTTAGATAAATTAGACATTTGGATAATAAGATTTTGGGGTTATAAATGTACTTGAAGAAGAACCATCTTCTTCTAGAGCTCTTTTTAATTCATCTTCATAAAGTAATTTCATTTGTTGAACTAATTCTGGTTTAAATTTTTGTGCTAAATAATATGAAAGTCCTGATACCATACAAGGTACAAATCTATAAGGTACATCTGCTGTATTAGTATAGGACCCTGAATCCTGGATCCGGCTAACGTAATAATAGTTAATAAAGTTTCCGGCTTCAGTGCTTCCTGGAGTTAAATATAAAGTAATTGTTACTCTATCTATAAATCTTTGTACAAAATATTGTGTTGGAGTTCCGGTATCTGTTTTAGAAGATAACCCTTGGTAAAGTGATCTGTTAATTTTAGTTAAAGAAAAATCTACAGCAGTAGAATTTCTATAAACAGCTTCTAATATATCATCTACACCATA